GTGCCTCGCTGAGTGAATACACCGCTGAATTTAACCGCCTTTCCGCCATCTTCTCGCAGGAGTGGCAGCGCGTGACGGGATACCAGCCATGAGCGAGTTTGCATGGAGCTGGAATGAACCACGGCCAGCCATTGATCCGGCCAGGTTTACGGAGCGCAGGCAGGAAACTGAAACCGACCTGCAACGCGCCATCCGTTACTACCTTGAGGCAGACAAAAGGGCACAGGAAGAACAGGAAGCGAAGGAAGAAGCCTTTTTCGCACAATCCGCCATGGGTAAAAAACTCATGGCATCCCTTGAGGAAGCCGGACAGCGTGAAAAGCTGGCACAGAGCATCATCAGTAAGCGCCGGGCAACAGAACAAGACCCAGTAGCCCGTGCCTTTGCCACACTAAAGGCACTACCTGTTTATCTGCGTGAACCACTGAGCCGCCACCTCTCTTTCCTGCGCAAAAAACAGGAAGCCGATCGCCAGAAAGGCAAAAAGAGCTGGCAGGCGGAACGCTATGCACGCGGAACCCTGCGCAAAATATTCGAACGTCTGGATCGCACTGACGGACGCTGGCTGACACCGGGTTATCGCTCCCTTGCCGGGCGCGAACGCCTGGACGATTTGCTTTACCTGCCGCAGCTCAACAAGCACCAGATGCAGACGCTGGCCACCATGACCGCGGCGATGTTCAGCAGCACCTTCGAAACACTCTGCGATGGCTTTGGTGCCAGAGATGGCGAGCTGACCATGGATGTAATGTTGAAGGCTTACCGGATGCTGGCTCGTATCGCATTACGCCTGCACATCATGCCGCCACATTACGAAGCCCTGAACAAGAGCGAACCGGATACGGAACTGCTGCCGGGCGCAATCCTTCGCCTGACCTGTGCGGACTGGTGGAAACGCAAACTGTGGCTGTTACGTTGTGAGTGGAGAGAAGAACAACTCCGCGCCGCCTGTCTGGTTTCCAGAAAAACATCACCCTATCTGAGCCAGGACGCGTTAAGCGAGTTTCGCGCACAGCGCGAGAAAACCCGCGACTTCCTGAAGAGCTTCGAACTGGAAAACGAAGACGGTTTCACGATTGATCTCGAGACAGTGTATTACGCGGGAGTAAGTAACCCGGTTCACCGTAAGGCAGAAATGATGGCCACCATGAAGGGACTGGAACTTCTGGCCGAAGCCCGTGGCGACAAAGCGGTGTTTCTGACTGTCACCTGCCCGTCAAAATACCACGCCACAACAGAGAACGGTCATCCGAATCCCAAATGGAACGGGGCCACCATGCGCGACTCCAGCGATTACCTGGTTAACACGTTTTTTGCGGCGGTCCGCAAAAAACTGAACCGCGACGGCCTGCGCTGGTATGGCATCCGCACGGTGGAGCCTCACCATGACGGCACCGTGCACTGGCATATGATGGTCTTTGCTCATCCGGAAGAAATCGACAGCATCGTGGCCATCACCCGCGATATTGCCATTCAGGAAGACCGCCACGAGCTGGGCAATGATATTACTCCGCGCTTTAAGGTGGAGTACGTCGACGGCTCCAAAGGCACGCCAACCAGCTACATCGCCACCTACATCGGAAAAAACCTGGACAGCCGCGCCGTGGATGGAATCGACCCGAAAACGGGCAAACCACGCGTTGACCACGAAACCGGAAAATCAATGGCCGAGAGCGTGGAGCGCGCCATCGGCTGGGCGCGCCTTCATCGGGTCCGCCAGTTCCAGTTCTTTGGCATCCCCTCCCGTCAGGTGTGGCGTGAACTGCGCCGCCTTGCCAGCCAGATGGCACGCAACCCGGAAGGCCCGCAACGGCTGAAGGATGACGCAATGGATGCGGTACTCGCTGCCGCTGATGCCGGATGTTTTGCCACCTACATTGAAAAACAGGGTGGCGTACTTGTTCCGCGCAAGGACTACCTGATTCGCACAGCCTACGACCTCGCAGATGAGCTGAACGATTACGGCGAACAGAGTGTACAGATTTACGGGATCTGGTCGCCATTCATCGGGGAATCCTCCCGTGTGTGCACGCATCCGGATAACTGGAAGTTGGTAAGACGTAAACCGGAAGCGGAAGACAGCGCCCGCGAAAATGGTTTTGACCTTCAGGGCGGCCCTGCCGCCCCTTGGACTCGTGGCAATAACTGTCCCCGTGTACAGGAAACGGACAACAACGGGACAGAACAGCCGGAAGAACGGCCAGCACCGTGGCCGCAGCTTCCTGACGGCGTTGATGTGGATGAATGGATGCGCTCACTGAAACGGCACGAACGCCGGGCGCTGATGCGTTCGCTGCGTGACAAACAGGCAAAAAACAGCAGTGATGAAATGCAGAGCTGGACACAGAGCCGCAAACAGCAGCGGCCTTTGCCTGATAACCACGAATTACTCGCTAAAGAATGGCGGGAGTCTGCCGAATCTCTCGGCCTGCATATCGGTGAACAGCAGATGCAGCACCTGTTACGGGGCGGCAGCCTGTACGTTGACGGCAGCATCATTGCACCGCAGGGATTTGAAATTGTACGCAAACCGGATACCCGCCCGGACAGCCGAATCACGCAGCTCTGGCAGCGCCTGAGCCGTAATCATGGCGTAAGCAGCACGGAGATCCGCCATAACCCGGTCGCCAGCTATCTGACACAGCTGGGGGCATCAGACCCTGAAGCCGCCGCACGCCTGGCATCCACACTTCAGCAGGACCAGAACACCATGAAAACCCCCGTTACCGTGCTTTCTGACATGCTGCGCGCCATCCGTGACGCAGAGCACGCACAGAGAATCAGTGAAACAACTGAACGCGCCCACCGCAAAGCAGACCTGCTGCGGGGTGGCCTGACCAGTGGAAACAAAAAACAGACAGAAACGGGATTCACAAATCCCGTAAATGAGCAAAAAACGCGCCATAAAACATGAAGCGCGCACAAAACAGGCAAAAGCGGGATTCCAGAATCCCGTAAACGGTTAATTAATCAACATAAGGAAAATCGACATGAAAATTTGTATCGACGACGGCTCCACCAACATCAAGCTGGCATGGACTGAGAACGGCGAACGCCGCAACGCCATCAGCCCGAACAGCTTCAAGTCGGAATGGTCTGCGCCGTTCGGTGGCTCGCAGCCTGCGAACTACATGCTTGATGGCGTGCGCTATGGTTTTGATCCGGTCAGCGATCGCTTTGTCCAGACGACCGACACGCAATACCAGTACAGCGATGTGAATGTCATTGCCATTCATCACGCGCTGGTCAAATCAGGCATCACGCCTCAGGAGGTGGATGTGGTTGTCACCCTGCCACTGAGCGAGTATTTCGACACAAACGCACAGCCGGACATGGCCAACATCAACCGCAAAAAAGCGAACGTTATGCGCCCGGTGGAGTACCAGAACGGCGAAGCATTCACTATCCGCAACGTACGGGTTATGCCTGAATCCATTCCGGCTGGCTTTAAGGCACTGGCTGACATGAGTCCGTTTGAATCCCTGCTGATTGTGGATTTGGGCGGAACCACGCTGGATGTGGCAAAGGTTCAGGGACAACTGGCAGGTATCAGCCAGGTGTTTTGCGATCCACACGTAGGCGTTTCTCTGATGGCCGATGCCGTGCTGTCGGTGATGGCCACCAACGGTATGCGTACCAGTCACCACATCGCTAATACCATTATCGAACATCGCCACGATGAAGCCTGGCTGCGCCAGCACATCCACAATAACGCACATTACGCCAGCCTGATGGCAGTTATTCGTGAAAAGGAAGAAACACTGAAACAACGCGTGATCCGCGCGCTGGCGGGTTTTTCGGGTTACGGGCGGGTGATGGTTGTCGGTGGAGGGGCGGAGATTGTGGCACCCGCTATCCGCGAAGCCTGCGGAGTTAATGCGACTTTCATCGCGGACGGGGTGCCACAGTTTGCTCTGGTTAATGGGCTGTACGCAATGGACAAGGAGTAAACCAATGACGACACCAACCAGACGGATAAGTTTCTATCTGAAGCCCGCCGCCGTCAAGAGCGAACGGGAGGCGTGCAGTTACCTCGACAGCCTGCCAGCCTCCGAACGCAGCCGCGCACAACGCGCGGCTTTTCTGGCCGGACTGGCTCTTATAAAACGCACCCCCGCGTTGGCGTATTCGCTGGCAGAATGGTCAGAAGACGAAATACGGATGCCATCGCTGCCAGTACAGCCTGAAAAACCGGCACAACCAGCAACAAAGAACGACAGCGCCACACAACTGATGAAGGACAATATCCGCGCACTCTTTCCCGAATAACCCCATCGGGGCAATATCGCCCGCTTGCAGGAGAGTCCGGACGAAGCCAGAATAACGGCAAACAGTAACTCAGAAGAGGATAACGTCGTGAGTCACTTTAACGATTTATGTCAGATCAACAAGGATGCAGAAGAGAAGCATACCGAAGCAGCGAAAATTCTGCGGGAGAGCGCAGCAGAGTTGATTGATTTTTATGAAGAATGGCTGGGGCTTCCATCCCTGTACTGGGAAGACAATGACGGCAACTCGCATCGCTATGTAGACACAGGCCAGCCATGCAAAACAGCAGAAGACTTCCGCCCGTTCCCACTCCACAGAATGCCATCTTCTCGGGACAATGTTTTTCGTATGGCTGTGCGAACGTGGGTTGGTTCATCTGACAACAGTTACCCGGTAAGCGTGGTTATTGCGCTTGAACTGCATTCGGTAGATACAGAAAGGGTATCCCTGAAAGTTCAGGTAGAAGACGATGGCCCTGTTCGCGTATTGCTTAATAAGCCCAGCGCAGAAGCCTGGGGAGAGGTGGTCAAGAGCATGAAAAAACACATTGCCAGTCACCTGAAAAACCGCGCTCCATCCGCGCTCCGTTAAACAGGGCTGGTGAGTCGGGGCATAAATCCTTTATGCCCCGGCGAAGCAGCAGACAAGCGAAGCGCGTCAGTCACCGTAGTAGGGAAAATAACTTTATTGTTGAGCTTAAATTTATCAAGCGTTATCTTTCGCCTGTAAACTGCATTGTAAGGTTTTGGGGATTCAGAGGCGGCTCCCCCAAAAAAGTTGATACCGCCTAGTTGGTCACTTCGTCGTCAGACTGGGACTCCAGCCACGCCAGCTGAGAGGTTGGCACAAACCTCCAGCTATCCCCGTTACCCCGCCTGCAACAGTTCCAGTGCCATCTGTTTTTCTTCCGGGCGCATCCGTTCAATCAACAGCTTTAACACGCCATTCTCCAGTCCGCTGGGCACCAGTGTGTGCGAGTAGGTCAGGTTCATCACCCAGGTGTGCCCACACTCGAGACGGGTGCAACGGTAATAAACATCTGCAAAGCGATCATCTTTCCAGAAGGTCTTCTCAATCACTGCGCGTTCACCACAGCAAAAACATCGCGCTTTTTGTCTGCGCATTTTCCACCTCCCAGAGCAGCGTTTTCCTGCAGCTGATTTTACCTGCTCTTTTCGCATGTCGCACATCACTCCGGGGGCTCATCAAATTCAAGAATAAATTTCACCTCCCCCAGTCGCCTGATATCCGGGTCACTGTTGATTCCCTCCATAATCAGGCGGCGCATCGGAATAACCTCATCCCTGTAATATGCCTCGCGGGATTTCAGTGGGTCACCAAGCCCGGCCGTATTTGCGGGAATGATGCCGGCAAGTCCGGGTGGGAAACGGTGCGCAACGAGCTGATCCTGGGCACTGATGGTTTTTATATTCAGGAACTCATCTTTTGTACCTGAATCCCCGATAGGGATCACCTTAACACCTTCTTTGTCTCCGCCCGGTATATTGATAAACATGGATTTAAAATTGCCCGCCCCTTTTGACGCTTCTATCTTTTTACGGAATTCCGCCTCGAGCTCGGGATCCATGTCCGGGTCAGTGGAATACAGGATATAACCAAGATGTGCGCCGTTCTTGTAATACTTGCGGCGAAAGCGGGTGGCATCCACATTCAGCATGGCGGATTCCATCCCGTGAATATAATCCGGGACACCGTAAACCTGCTGTTGCGGGTCATAAATGGCCACGAACACCACTTCGCCTGGCGGGTAAACGAGATCTTCCAGTGCCGCCTGCACAATCACCGTGCCACCCTCGTTGTTACGCCGCAGGTACAGAGAAGGTAACGTATGCAGGCGCACCACCCGACCGAAGCCATTGCGCACTTTAAGCAACCCCATATCCCCGAATATCAGCAGATTGGTTACTGCTGCCGCCATGGCGGCGTGTGTCATACCACCACCACCCCGAAAACCCTGCATGATCATATTGACGCGCGCACGCAATACTGCGCCGTGATACGGTGCGATATTGGACAACATGGCGAGATCCATGCGCTCAATTGGCGGCGTGTACCAGCCGTTATAGCCATCCCAGAGCGAGCCGTAATAACAGCCCCATGCAGCGACCGGCTCCGGGTCACCAAATTCAATAAACGTCATTTTGCTGGCTGTTTTTTTTGCCACGTCATCGTGTAACACGGGGTATTTTTTCTTTTTACTCATCTGACAGGATCCATGTTGATTTGCGCTTGTGCTTATAGTTCAGGGGTTCATTACTTGCGGCATGAGCTATGGCAAAGAAGATGTCAGCGTGCCCGGTTTCTTCGCTACGTTCGGCGGTAAAAGTAACTTTATTGCCACTGTTGGTGGATTCCTGACGAATGGCCAGGAACGATGCCGGAATATCCGTAGCTTCCTCATCCCACTCAATACGGTTGGCGTAAATCAGATCCAGCATCTTCATCACCAGGCGGTTTTTGGATTCCACGCTGTAATGAATGGCCACTGTTTCACGGCGGGCAAATCCCTGAACCAGCTCAAAGACACCGTAGCCAAGACCGGTGACGTCAATGCCGATAAACGTCATGTTATAGCGCGCCTTAATGCTGCGGATACGCTCTGCCATAAACTGGAATGACATGCTGCGCCAGTGGTGTTTTTCCAGCACGCGGAATCGTTCTGCCGCAACCAGCGGCGGTGCCAGCACAACAAACGTGGCGTTATCGCCGGAGCGCGCAGGATCAAAGCCGCCCCACACCTCACGGTTACCAAATGGCATGGGTTCTTCCGGGTGAAAGTCCTCCCACGTACTGACATCCACACCACAGCGCACGAGGTCATCGAATTTAAAGACGCTCTCTTTGTCATCCACAAACACACACATAAACAGCATATTGAACGCTGTTTCGTTGTATCGCTCGCGCAGCTCGTTGATATCAGCAAGGTTAAAGCCGCCGGCAATGGCATCTTCCAGCGTAACCACATAGCGCCACTGACCATCCGGACATTCACGCCCACCATCGCGCAGCTCATCAAAGGACGGAAACTCAACCCCTTTTCGTTTCGGATCGCCTTTGCGCCATTCATCGCCAGACCAGAACGGGTAACCCTGGTGTGTTTTGGATGACGGCGTGGAGAAATAGGTAATGCGCCAGTGTTTATGGGTGGCCATCCCTGATGCCACTTCATTGAGACGGCGAAAACCGGGGATCCACAGGTATTCATCAATATACAGGTGGCCGCTGTTTGACTGCGCTGTGTTACTGTTGGTCGCCAGAAAATACAGTTCAGCCAGATTACTTAACTTAACCGGATTGCCTTTAATGGGAATGCCAAACTCTGTTTGTGCAATTTTTACAATATAAGTACGGAACACTTCGGCCTGACGTTTTGATGCCGATAAAAATATCTGTGTGTCGCCGGTTAATACTGCATCTTCAAATGCCTCAAACGCGAAGTAATACGTCGCCCCAATCTGGCGGGATTTAAGCAGGTTGCGTACACGGCGGAATTTGTTTTCACGCAGGCGCAACTGATAAGCAAACAACTTTTTCGTAAACGGCTCAAAACTTTCAGCAGTCAGTCCGGAAACGTCATTAGTTTTGCGGGGACGCTCTTTCTTACCTGCACCTTTTTCTCCGCGTTCTTCTTTTCCATAACGGCCAGGCTGGGGGATGTCCACTCCCATTCGCGCAATCTCAGCCATTCGTTCCGTGTGCTTGTTTCTGACCGACATCAGTTTGACGTGATGACCAATCAGGCGGTCGAGTTCATCGTGTTCTTCCGGCGTTTTATGGTCACGCTCCGCCAGTACAGCGAGACGCCGGGCGATAACATCCTCCACGCCTTCCGTATTGAGCTGCGTGTACCACTCAAACTTTGTCGCCCAGTAATAAACAATTCGCGGACTGTTCAGTCCGAGTTTCTTTTGTATTTCTTTTGGTGTGTGCCTTTTCAGATAGAGCGATTTTGCAGCAGCAATCACCTCATCAGAATACGCCATAAATAAACCTCACCTGCTGATGCAATTTTAATTTATGCATTTTCAGCAAAGGCTTTTTTAAAAACGAATATCGCTTTTCGGTATTTTTCGGATATATGCGCATATCCGAAAGTACCGGAAATTAATCAGATGACGACGTTTTCATTTCTCCGTTAAATAACGCCAGTTTAATTTTTATCAGCGGATTAATTCAGATGACGAAGCAGAAAACAGACTGGGTTGTGGTTGCCACATCAGGCCCCACCATCGACGGTCGGGAAATTGATCCGAAGTGGCTGACGGATGCCGCCGAGGTTTAAAACCCGGACGAGCGAGCC